TTTGTTTTGAATGTCGATGGCATTGATGAACACCCGGACGTTGCTAACTTACGCAGTGCGTATACGCGGGTGAAGGATTCAGAAAAACAGGCGCGTGCGGATCTTCAAGAACTGAAGAAAACCGCGACCAGCCTGCCTGATGACTTCGACCCTGAATTATGGAAGCAGGCGCAATCTGGCGAATTAACCGAAGGTCTTGTAAAGGTTCGTAAAGAACTGGAAGGCCAAGTGGCTAAGTTGACAGAGGAAAACGGGAATCTTAAAACTTCCCTGCATGGCAACACCATTGATTCAGCGTTAAGCAATGCGCTTGAAGGCGCGAATATCACCAATCCAGCCTACAAACGGGCATCGGTGGCACTGCTGAAAAATGCTGTGAAATTGGAAGGCGACAAAGTATTCGTCGATTCGGACATGGGGCCGCTAGATGTAAATGATTACGTCAAAAAGTGGGCCGGTTCAGATGAAGGCAAATCGTTTGTAAGCCAACCAAAGGGTGGCGGTTCACGACCAGGAGATCCGACTGTTACGGGCAAGCCTAAGACATTAGCAGACTGTAAAACCCTGTCAGAAAAAACAGAGTTTCATCGGTCAAAACTTAACCCTACCTAAAAGGATATAAATCATGGCTTTATCAGACATGACAGTATTCGACTCCTTTGCATATTCGTCTTTTACCGAGACGATTGCTCAGAAAGTCGAACTTTTCAACGCAGCCGCTCAGGGCACTTTGGTATTGCGCCCAGCGCGTAATATTGGTGACTTTGATCAAGAGGCGTTTTACGGCTTAATCTCTGGCCTGGTTCGTCGGCGTGATGCTTACGGCAATGGCAGTGTAACTGCAGTTGATCTCGCGCAGCTACAGAAAAACACAGTCAAGGTGGCTGGTGGATCTGTTCCGGTTCGCTGGACTCCACAGCAGTTCTCCTACGTTCAGCGCAATCAGGAAGAAGCGGGTACAGCGATCGGCGAGCAGTTTGCCAAGGGCGTATTCGGCGACTACCTGAACACCGCAATCCTGTCCATTCAGGCGGCAATGACTGCAAATACAGACATTGTGTATGACGCGGAAGACGGCACGCTAGAACTTAGCGATCTTGTCGCAGGCGCTGCATTGTTTGGTGACCGGGCGCAAGCGTTGCGCGCATGGATTGTTCACAGCAAGCCGATGCACAACCTGTACGGCACCACCATTACCAATTCAAACGACCTGTTTCAGTTTGGTAACGTCAACATCATGCAAGATGGCTTCGGTCGCGTGTTTATCATGACTGATTCGCCAGCGCTGGTTGCAGCCGGAACTCCGGACGTATACAGCACCATCGGACTGGTTGAAGGCGGTGCAATGGTCGAAGATAACGGCGACTTGTTCACCAACATCGAAACGTCAAACGGAACAGAGAACATTCTGCGTACGTGGCAGGCTGAATACACCTATAACCTAGGCTTGAGGGGTTATAGCTGGGATGAGGCCAACGGTGGAGCGTCACCAACCGATGCTGAACTTGGCACCGGCACCAACTGGGATAAAGTGGCCACCAGCGACAAAGATACCGCTGGCGTTATGGTTACATCACAGTAATGGAAAGGCTGTATTTCTACCGGACAAACCCGACAGAAACGCAGCGAGCAGAAGCGCAGCGTCTCGGAGCCAAGCTCCGGGATGCTCGTGCTGTTCGCAATCCCCCGTTTAAGCCTTGCGACGAGGCATATGGTGACGTGCCGGAGCAGTACCTACATTGCAAAGTTGAGCCGAAACAGGCTGACAGCGAACCCAAACCGGCCAAGAAAAAGGCCAAGAAAAAAGCCGCCAAGAAAAAGGCGCAGACGAAAAAGGCTGACTGATGCCATTAGTTGTCGAAGACGGAACCGGCCTGGCTAACTCCAACGCCTACATATCGCTGGACGATGCTGAAGCCTATTACCTAGAAACAATAGGCAGCGCGTGGCTTCCAGATGACGAAGTGAAAGACGCTGCAATTATCCGTGCTGCCCGATACCTTGACGGAATGCGCTTTAAGGGCGTTCGCACCCGCAAGCGTGAGCAGGCCATGGATTGGCCGCGCTATGCCGCTACAGACTGCGACGGAACGGTGATACCTAGCAATGAAGTTCCCGTCGAGATTGCGCGGGCCAATGCTTTGCTGGCATTCTTTGAAGCTGCAACGCCGGGCGGTCTTGACCCGAATGTGACACTGACCCAGCTCGCCAAGCGCGAAAAAGTGGACGTTATTGAAGTCGAATATCGCGACACGCAAGCGACCGCCGAAAACAACCGGCCAATTATTACCGGCGCAATGGACTTGATTAAATGCCTGACAATCTCAGGCAGCCAGCGATTTATCCAGAGAGCATAATGGCCGGATTTAATTACACAGTCCTACGCGACAACACAGCGCAGCCGCTGATTGATCGGTTTGGTAAGGATGGCACCATAACCGCGACAGCGTCAGACGGCCCAGCGTGGAACCCTGGCGGCGGCACTGTGGTAACAACCGAGACAGCAGTGCGCTTGGTTCAAACTGAGTTCAAGGCCGAAGACCGAGCCGGAACGCTCGTGAAGGATGATGATCTACTGTTTATCGTTAGCACGCAGGGCGACCCAGATATCAGGCTGGCGAATACGCTTACCGTTGATGGTCAGGTTTACCAGATTGTCCGAGTGATGCCATTAGCACCGGGGCCGGTTACAATGTTGATTCGATTACACGTCCGAGCCTAATGAAAGACAACGTGACTGACATTAGCGCCGGAAATAAGCCAGACGCAGAACTAGCCCGCCTAATCGACGCAGTGGAAGACATGCGCGAGCAGCTAGAAGCGCGGGACAGCCGCCCAGAGGACATTAACCAGATGCTAGGCACCTGTCTAGCCGTCTACCTACTACAGAGGCTCTAAATGGCCGCTACAAGACGCCAGCTAATCCAGCTACTCGACAAACTTGAGGGGCCGATTCGTGCTGCGTTCTTGGCTGATGTTCTGAATATCCGATCACGCGCACAGATTGCAGCGTTGGAAGCGGCGATTGCAGCAAACGATATTGATGCCGTTATGCGTGCAGTCGGATTGCGTCCAGGCTCAATGCAGGATGTTCGCGAGGCCATGCGGAATGCGTACATTGAAGCCGGTGTATTTATCATGGCTGCCGATGTGCCTAGACGGTTCGGCATGACGTTTGATTTGAATAACCCACGAGCAGAGCAGTGGATTCGTGAGCACTCCAGCGCGTTTATCACCCGCATCAACGAAGAACAGCGCGAGAGTATCCGGGCGGTGCTAAATGAGGCACTGATCGCTGGACGCAACCCGCGCAGCACGGCGCTGGACATAGTGGGCCGCATATCAGCCCAAACAGGGCGCAGACAGGGCGGCATTATTGGATTGAACGGGCCGCAGGCAGAAGCAGCACGCCGCGCACGCCAGCAGCTTGATAGCTTGGACGCTGCATACTTTCAGCGCAAATTGCGTGACCGGCGCTTTGATAGCATGGTCAGAAAAGCCATTGAATCCGGTACGCCATTGACACAGGCCAATATCAACCGGCTGGTCGGTCGCTATGAAGATAGGCTGCTGAAGCTAAGAGGCGACACTATCGGTCGCACAGAGTCTATAAGCGCGTTAAACGAAGCGTCCGACGAATCATTGAGGCAAGTGGTAGACGAAGGACTAGCGCCACGAGAGGCCGTCGAGCGGATCTGGCGGCACAGCTTCAGCAAGAACGAACGCCCCGGTCATTTAGCCATGAGCGGTGAAAGCAGAGGCATTGATGAGCCTTTCGTCAATCCCGTTACCGGCGCTGTATTGATGCACCCTGGCGAAGGTTCAGCCAGCGAAACGATCAATTGCAGATGCCTAATCGAGCATAAAATCGACTTTATTGCAGTAGAACAAGCCGCATGACCAGTTTTCAGCAGCAGGTGGCAAACTACACCAAGAAATACGAGAAACGGCTTCGGGCTGCAGCGCGCGAGGCCGTACAGGAAACGGTTGCCATTGCTCAGACCCCTAGAGGCGCAGGCGGTCGGATGCGAGTTAAAACGGGCTTTCTACGAGCTTCGATTGTGGCTGGACTTGGCCGGATGCCGAGCGGCCCGACTCAGGCCATTGAAGACGCAACCTATAATTACACCGGCACGGCGGTTGCAGCCGCTTTGTTGCGATGGGATCCAAATACAGGCCAGACGTTCTTTGCTGGATGGTCGGCAAACTACGC